CCAGCTCCAACAGTTACTGTTAGTTGTGTTCCTGGTGATATTTTATTTCCGGTTGCTGTTAGAAGTCCGCCTGCTCCTCCACCGCCACATGCTGGGCCAGTTTGAAGTCCGCCACCGCCTGCTACAACTAAGTAGTCAAACTCGACTTTCGCTTCTCCTCCAGATCCGAAACCTAGAACTGTATATCCAAATCCTGCCATTTATTCTCCTTACGCGTCGTTAGCAGAATCTGTAGTGAAGAATAGTTTAACTCCAAGTAGTCTTGCATCAGCAGATAAATCATCCTCTGACACATCTCTAGTTATTTGAAAGAAAACGTACTCATCATCGCCAGGGGAGCCTGCAATAGTAACTGCTCCACTTTCTGCTGTAACGTCTAAATCATTTGATGTACCACTATGTGCTTTTGCTGCAGGTCCTACAGCTGTTCCAAAAGCTGTATTTAAATCTCCATTATCAGCAAGAGCAACTCCAGATAAAACAAATTTAGCTGTACCTGTATTTGTTGAAGTAGCTGTAAAGAATGCTTGAAAAGTTACTGTTCCTGCATTCCAAGACTTTGGAAAAGCAACAGCGAATTGTGCATTTTCATCTGATGAAGCATCAAAGTCTAAAGTTTTAATTTCAGGTCCATTTGATAATTCTACCTGAGCAGCTTCTGCACCATTTGTACTGTTAGGATACATAGCTACTGCTGGAACCCAAATAGTTTCTTTACCTGCAATTTTAACTGCAGAAGAACCTGATTTAAGAACACCTGTTCCTTTAGGGTCTAAATTTAAATCAACATTAGTTTCTCCGCTTGAACCTATGATTGGTCCATTACCTGTAGCTGCGTTTGTAATTTCTACTTCGTTTACTGCTGAAGATGTTGTTTGAAAAATAACTTGCTCGTTTCCATTAGCATCTGCAATAAAACCTGCATCCGCAATTTTTGGAGCTGTTAATGTTTTATTTGTTAGAGTGTCTGTTGATGAAGCAGTAATAAAACCACAATCATCAATGTCTGGATTTGTTCCATCATTAGCAGTAGCGTATACTAATTTTACTGCACCTGGTGCAACTGTTACAGAATCTCCAGATCCTGTTACGTATTTAAATACTACGTTTTGTGATCCACTTGTTGAATTTTTTAAAACATAAAGACCTTGAACATCGATTGGAATAGTAACGTTTCTTGAAGCGGAAATAGTTCCTGTAAATTCTATAATTCTGTGTGCAAGAGTTGCACCAGTTGATCCATCAGATACTGAAAGAGTTGTGTCTCCTGAATCCGATACAGCTTGCGTAGTAAAACCACCAGCTATTTGTTCTATAATTTGTAAATTCGTATTAGTTTTTGTTCCCCATGTACCGGCGTTTTCACCAGTTGCCTGAAGCTCTATACCGAGTGGTGTATATGTTGATGCCATATTTTATCTCCTAATTTTGCTTACGCAACATCTGTATAGCTAGTATTTGAACCCGTGTCAATACTTTGATATGCCTGAATTCCAAAGCCTGAAGCAGTTCCAAAAGCAGCTACATTTGACGTTGCTGATTGTCCAGTTAACGTTAAATCTAAACTTGTGTCAACTGATAATGTACCTATACTAAACGTTGCAGACAATCCAGTCAAGCCCATAATATCAGCAGGTGCTAAAGAACCTACGCTGGAAGTCATTGATTGTCCTGTTGGTATTACTATAGGATTTGAGTTTTCGTCTGTTGACCCTAAAGAAATAGTTGCAGAAACACCAGTTATATCATAAGCCGTTTCTATAACTACGGATCCTACAGAAGAAGTTGCAGACTGACCTGTTGGTACTTCAACATCAGCTGCTTCAACGGCTCCTACAGAAGAAGTTGCAGAAACTCCTGTTAAACTAAATGTAGCATCAATCTCAAGACTTAAAGTTCCAACTGAACCTGTCGAAGAAACTCCTGTTAGTCCCATTGCACTTGCAACATCGTCTAATGCAAATAAATTCCAAGAATTATTACCCCAACCTTTTGCACCCCAAGTATTGTTACCTAAACCAGTTTCTAATCCAAAACCTGTTAACTCTGCATGGGCATCATTTGATTCACCCCAAAATTCTTCGCCCCAACCGTCACGTCCCCAACCAGTTTCGTTATATACTTCTGTTAGTGCACCAACAGTTGCTGTTAATGATAAACCTGTTAATTCTACACCTTGATCGTTTACTGCTCCCCATTCTCCTGTACTCCATGTTCGACCACCCCATCCTGTTTGAGGAACACCCATGTTAGTTCCATCACCAACAGATGCAGTTAGACCAAATCCAGTTGCAGTAAATACAGGATCATTACTATCTCCGTATGGTCCATCATTCCAAGTATTTCTACCCCAACCAGCTGATTGGAAAGATAATAATCCGTCTGCGTTTAATGTAGAAGTTAATGAAAGACCCGTAGGAAACACGTCTATGTTAGCGAGTTCTCCATAATTATTATCACCCCAAGCTTTACCACCCCATCCTTCTTGAGGCACGCCCATATTAGTCCCGTCTCCAACGGATGAAGTTGTAGCTTGTCCTGTAGGTGTAATTGTTACTTGGTCTTGTTCACCCCAAGAGTTTGTACTCCAAGTTCCTATACCCCATGAATCAGTGGAGGGAGTATTTGCTTGTCCACCCATTCCAGAGTGATTTACACAATAATAATATAAAGTTGGTGCAGAGGCTGCTACTGTAATCTGTGTGTAAGTGGAAGCACCACCCTCATCACCTGGAGTTCCGCTAGTGGTTACACCGGTTGTATATTCGGAACCGCCTCCATGTGTTCCGTCTGATGTCGTAGAAAATCTTAAAGGATGAAGGTTGTTTGAATTATCAGATTGATTAAAACGATAAGTATTACCTTCAATTAATTCGACTGTGGCTTGCTGTACACCATCAATAAAATATTTATTACCGGAGCCAGTGGAGACTACCGTTACTGTAAAGGTTTGAGTAACGGACATCCGTTAACCCTCCTTACGCTATTCTGATGATCGCGTTTGATGCGTCTGCTGTTGGAAACTGAATTGTAAACGTTCCGCTTGTTACAGTTTTGTCAGAACCAAAATCGATTGCACAAACTGCTGGATCACCTGATGCTGAGTCGTTGAAAATTAAACATCCTCTTGCTGTGAAAGAAGCAGATGTAAAACTTGTGTCAGCGAAATCACATACAGCTGTTGATCCAGATAAAGCAGGATCTACACTCGTAAGTGCGTTTCCTTTTGCAGTGTAGCCTGAACCAGAAACTTCGTTTGAAGTTGTGTATGCAGTTGTGCTGGCACCTAAGGATGCAGAACTTGTGTACAACGCTAAGTTAAATGTGTTTCCACCTGAAGCAGAAAAGTTGTGAGTGCCTGTTAAGATTTCAGTTTTGAAACTATTACAGATTGCTGATGTTATTGCCATAATTTAACTCCTAATTTTTACGGGTTTGTTGACGGAACAGTTATTCTAACAGTGCCATCTGTGTAGTCATCTCTTCTTCTTCTGCCGATCTGCTCTACACCAAACTTGTCTAGCTCTTGTTTATACTTATTTTCGTATAGTGTCAACATATCTTGTGGACCTTTTAAAAAAGCATATGTCTCCGCCAGACAGCAGTATAATAGGCCATTAGGGAAATTCAAGCTAATATAGTTAGTCTGATTATCAGACGCTAATGTAGCTGGCATAGCGTTGAAGTGGATCCTAAATTTATATGTAGTATCAGGCACAGGAGCAAACATTAATCGACCTGAAGTCGTGTCTGAATCGCCTGTAGCACCCCCAAACATGGCATAATATTTAGGTTGTCCTCTTTTCGCTGTCTCTGTTGAGGGCACATATTCTTGTAGATATGTAACATCTTTCTTTTCTAAATATCTATTATTGCCTGTTATGGCTGAAGTTGAATCATAAACTTGCACGGCTCTAACAAATAGACATCCTGCCGGAGCATTTATTGTTTCTTGACCTGTAACTAAATTACCTTGTTGTTGCTTTCTATCAGCATCGATAGGAGCATCACGCATAATTCTATATTGTGCGTTTAAAATAATATTTTCTAATTGATCTGTAGTTAAAACATTAGAATCTACTTCTGTGTAGTTTCTAATTTGTGTAACTAAAGTGCTATAACTAATCCCTGCCATTATGGTGTTAATGTTACCGGCCCTGCCGTTACAAACATTCCTCCTGCTGTTTCCGTTACCGTAGGAGTTGATCCTAATGTAAACGTATAATTATCTGTCCCTGTTACTGTTATACTAAATCCTGATGAATTTTCAAATACAGTGAAAGCTAGTCCTCCTGGAGATCCATCAACGTTTCTGAATACAACGGTATCTGAGCTAGATCTTCCATGACTTGGCTCTGTTACTGTAATTGTTGTGCTTCCAGATGTAATATTAAAAGGATTTCCTGGTAATAAATTTTGAGTTGCTGGTTCTGTTCTATCAGGTTTTGCCATGGGTAAACCTTGAGGATCAGCACCATGTGGTTTTGGCTGTAGTTGTGGTTGTTTTGGTTCAAACTCAGATACATGTACTCTAGAACCATTCCATTCTTTAACCATTTCTTTATATGGAAAAGCCATACCAGATCTGTCTGATATAAAT